CGCGGCCATGCGTTCGGCTGGCGTGCGTGTTGCGTCAAAGATTGCAGCGGCGCGACCTTCAAGCCGGGCCATTGCCGACTCAATTTCACCGAACCGCGACACGACTTCTTTTGTCACCGCTTCAAAGCCGGTGCGAACGGTGCCGCCGAACATGCCGGTGATGCGGTCGGCGATTGACGCAACGCCAGCAGCCTCGCCCGCCTCCGCCTTGGCCCATGCCGCTTCGAGTAGATCGACCTTGTTGGCGGCGCGCTCGGCAGCTTCGGCCACTTTGTCGAATGTGCCCGCGACGCGCCACTCGGTCGTGAACAGACCCTTGAAGCCGGACACGAGCGAGTTGACGCCCGACACTACTGTGGTGACTGTGCCGATGAACGCCTTGAGCGCTGGCGTCAATGCGGTGGCGAGCCCCGCAACCACACCGCCGATCGCAACCTTTAGCTCGTTGATTGCGTCGTTGAAGTCTTCGGCAGACTTCGCAGCCTTGCCGCTTACAGTGTTGCCCAGGCGGTCGGATGTCTTAGCGAACTCGTCAAGCGCTGCCGACCCGCCCGATAGTGTGTTGACCAGCGCAACGCCTTCGGAGTCAAACAGCTTCATGGCGAGCCGCACGCGGTCGGCTGGCTTCTCAACCTTCGCCATAGCGTCAGCGATCGCCCGGAACGCCTTGGCCGGCCCCATGTCGTTCAACGCTGCCGCGTCAAGCCCTAGCTCTTTGATCGCATCCTTGGCCTCACCTGTGCCCATCGCCGCTTCGCTCACGCGCCGGGTCATGCGCTGCAGCGCCATGTTGGTCGTGTTGATTGCCACACCGGTCTGTTCGCCAGCAAACTGCAGCCGAGTCAATTCTTCGGTGGCGATGCCGAGCTTCGATGCGGTCTTGCCCACGTCGTCCAGGCGTTGCATCTGATTGGTGAACAATGCGACCGCGCCGCCTGCTGCGACCAGCCCCGTCAGTGCGCCGAACGATGCTACAACCTTGCTCATCGACCCGCCGACGGTTGCGGCAAAGCTGCGCGTTTGACCGCTGGCTCGGTTCATGCCACTAGAAAACTTGCGGGTGTCCGCCGTTAGTTTCACCGCGAGATTGCCAACCGAAGTCTTAGCCATTTTCGCTTCGCCCCTCTGTGAATCTGTCGAAGGTTCGCATCATCTGTTCCGCTGTCTGTTGCTTGGGCTTGTTATCAAAGTCCGGCATAAAGTCGCTCGGTTTTGCGTGCTTGCTGCCCGCTGCTCTGGCCGTGACGCACGCGAGGATTGCCATGCGTATGTCTGCCCGCATCTCGCCAAACGGCTCCAGCCTGTCGTATGCCATCCACCGCGAAAACTCCTTGTAAGTACATCGTGACTTTGCTTCCACAACGGTGCATGACCACGCAAGTGCTAGCTTGTGCCAGAATCGCTCGTCGTGATCGCTTCGGAGTTTCCCACGCCATCTTCAACGCTTTCTGGCCATATATCGCTGTGCTTTGCGACCAACTCGACAAGCGGCTCTGTACGCGTCAGGTCCGACGCGAGTATCGCAGGCAAGTCGTCATGGCCGAACACAGCAACGCCATCTGAATCGCACACCGACGCGATGATTGCTTGCGCCGTCTTCTGTATCGCACTCACGCTGTCGTCGTTGATGAACACAGCATCAGCGAACGCAACCTTGCGAACGTACACCTCGCCAAGTCCGTCGATGTCGAACGGGCCGGATGCGCCGCTTGGCTTTAAGAACTCATCTTTCGTGATCTTGCTCATCTGCTTCGTCCTCCACCACAATGCAGCCTTCGCCCTTGGCTGGCTTGTCGTGTTCAGTAATTACAACGACGCCGATTCCGGCTAGCTTGTTGCCGATCGCCGCGTCGCACTCGACCTCTTCGCCAACCTCGCCGGCCAGCCTTCGGTTTGTCTGTTGGATGCGTACTCTCATGCTTAGCTCTCCGCAGTTACGGTGACGTTACCGGAGACTTTCACAGTGACCGAGCCATTGATAAGCCCGTCGATCTCAACGCCAGCGTCAAACGATGTGACGAACGCAGAGAACGCGCGGCTGGCTGCGGTTGACCCGCCGCCTAGCAATGGAAATGTGATCGTGACCGTTTCGGTTGCGCCCTTCTTGGGTGGCTCAACGTCGGGGTCATACTGAATGTCAAGCGTGACGGTGCCCTCGTCCACGATGTCGCCGGGGATGAACGTCGCCGACGTGGTGGTGCCCAAGTGTGAAGTTGGGATCGCTGGTCGCTCTACGCCGTCAATCGCGATGCCGGTCACGTTAGCCGCGAAGCTCGATGTGCCGAACGCTACTGATGTGCCTGTTCCGTTGCCTGCTGCCATAGCTTTAGTCCTTGTTTAAAAAGTCGGGATGGTCACTTGCCATCCGATGATGTAGTCGAGCTGCACTGTGTCCACGCCCGCTTCGGGGTGCCCGCCTTCGATTGGCGGCGTGTACTGCGGTCGTTCGTCGTCGAGGTGGCACGTCATCACGAACGTGCTGCCCATTGATCCTTGGAATCCATCAAGCGATTGCCGCACAGCCTCAGCCAGCGCGAGCGATCCGACGGGTGATGTCGCGTGGCAATCAATCTGCACGCGGCCATTGACCACGCCTGTCGCCGCCGTCATGTGGTGCTCGTGGTTGCCGTTGATCTGATGGATGACGATGCGCGGCAGCGTGTCGGATTGTTCTGATCGCACTAACCTGATCCGCGTGGTAATCGCGTTGACGCCAGCGTCGGCAACCAATCGGGCTCGTAGGTCGGTAAGCATGCTCACGCTTTGCCCGCCTTCCTAAGTGCGGACACGTTGGCCTTGCCTGCTTTGAAGTTGCCCGACCTGTTCTGTGCGGCCTTGCGGATCTCGGAACGCAGGCGGCGCTCGATAGTGGACTGCGCCTCTTGCTTGCTGTACGACCTTCGCATGAACGACTGCGGCGGCGTGTGTGCGGTGCCGAACTCAATGAGGTGGGCGTACTTGGTGGGATCTGCCGGTCGCAGTGCTGTGCCCCACGGCGTGGACCTAAACACGTTCGTCTTGTACCCATGCCGCACGCCGATGATCGCGATCACGACGCCGCGATGTGTCATCCGCTTGATGCCGATAGCTTGCTTGAGTAGTCCAGAGTCCTGCGGCGCGTAAGCCTTCATTCTCTTGTTGATCTTCGTTGCAGCCTCAGAGATAGCGGGCCGCGCCATCTTGCGGGTCTGTGATTCACTGCCGAGCGCGTCGAGCCGTTTGATTAGCTCCTTGTCGCCGATGACGTGTCTTGCCATCACACCACCTCCTTGCAGTGAACAATCTGCCCGCGCTTCGTCTCGCGGTCTGACTTGCCCAGCACGGCTTTGATGTTGAACGTCCTGCCGTCGATGACGATGCGCTGCTCTGGGCTTAGCCCGTCGTACTGCTCGCGCAACGTGACCACCGCGTCTACGGTCGCGTCGTTCTTTTGTGCCCGGAACAACTCGCGTCCGCTGGCGTCTTCTAGTTGTGCCCAGCGGCTTGCGGTGGTCGACCACGACGCAACGATATTGCCGCCCGCGTCGGCTGAGCCGGTGCGGGTTTGGATTGCTGCGCGGTGGTCGTGCTTGCCTGCTGGCATCAGGCTGGCCCCCTTACCGAAACGCTGTCAAGAAGCGCCTTAGTTGCAATAGGCAAGGCGGTTGCGGTCGTGCCGGTGACGACTGATTCGCGGTTCTCGTAGAGGTGTCCGATGAGCATCAACATGCCCGACCGCGCCGCCTCGGGTACGTCGGTAGATGCTGGGCCATAGCCAGCAGTGAAGGTCATGACGACGCCGTTGCGTTTCCCAGACTGAGCGGACGGCCACGACTGCAACGGCTTAAGCACGACCCACGACTCGGTGTCATCACTGATGATTTCGTAGACATCAGTTGAAAGCGTTCGGGCGCTGCCGTTTGAGTCGGTATAGGTGATGGACGAGACCGAGCCTAGCGGGGTCCGTGGGATGCAGATGTCACAACCGCCGCCAGGGAAGTCGTTGTATTTAGCCATGAACGTCGCGGTGATGAACTGCCGCCGCGTGTACGCCTCGGCCATCTCACGCGCCGCCTTAATCAATCCGGTAACCAGCGCGTCCTCGGTCGCACTATCGACGCGCAGATGCAACTTAGCCTCGGCCAACGTGATCGGCTCGGCTGCGGGCGCAACGGT